GGTGATGAACTGATGTTTATTAAGGAAATTGAGAACAATCATATCACTGTTAAGCGTGGTGAAGATGGAACAACTATAGATACTCATATAAACGGTGATGTAATTGACGCAGTAAATGCTCAAGATGACGCACTTGTTGAGGTTGGTGATGACTTTGGATTTAGTGAACAAAGATTTGATTTGCCAGACTTTAGAACATATAGTCCTTCAAAAGGAGTTGACTTATGAGTAAATTTGATGAAATAGATGAGTTTTTGGATATTGAACCAGTTGATAATCCAAAAGATAATAAAATTGAAAAAGTAGAAAAAAAGGAAGATTCTACTCTTGACTATGAGTATTCGAGAGGTAATTTATATTCTTTAATTGAAAAGGGGCAAGAGGCACTTAATGGTATTCTTGAGGTGGCACAAGGAAGTGACCATCCCAGAGCATATGAAGTAGCTGGACAATTAATTAAAAGTGTTGGTGATACAACTGATAAGTTAATTGACCTCCAGTCTAAAATGAAAGAATTGAATAAAGAAGAAAAGGATTCACCTAAAACAGTAAATAATGCACTATTTGTAGGATCAACTTCTGAACTTTCAAAATTACTAAAAAAGGGAGTTCTAAATAATAATGTGGAAAAAGAAGAAGAATGAAATCATTTAAAGAATTTGTACAAGAAAGTAGTTTAACTAGATTGAAGAGTAAGTCAGATAAAGGTGGCATGGCTGTTCTTTCTGGAAGTCGTGGTGATAAATCTGCAAAAGAAAATCGTGAAAGAGCAAAACAATTAGATAAAGATATTCGTGGTAAAGGTTTACCAGGTGCAACTAAAGTGACTGGTAGATATGATGAAAAAGATGA